CCCTCGTACTGCAGGATCTGCCTACGGAAGTTCTCAGACAGGTTATCCAGGTTTGAGTACGTGGTAGCTGTTGTGAGCACCACATCATCACCCTCACGGCCAATCAGATCGATGATCAGGTCCTTAGGCTTGGGTGTCGTCGTGCAGATCAGCCTCGTCTTCATGTCGGTAAGCTTTAAGCGCATACCAAACTGGATCTGATCCCAGGCGTCAGTGATGTACTCCCAGGCTGCCAACTCATCGAGCCAGCCGCCGTGGAACTGTGGACCGCGAAAGCGCTCAGGCTCCGAGGCTGGGATGCCTTTGATCAGTGAGCCATTGGTCAGCTTGATCTCATGCAAGGCCTTGTTGTAATCAGCGATCAGGGCTGCAGGAATCACGCTCAGAAGGCCTGAATCACCCTCGAAGCATGTACTCCTCACATCACTGCTTGTTGGGGCCGCCACGAGCCATCTGGTGGCTTTGTAGGACCATGCCCACCATCCAATCTGCTCGGCTGCTGTCCTGGTCTTGCCAGCACCGCGGCCTGCAAGCAGAAGCCATATGGACCACCAGTCACCATGGGGCAGGATCTGGTGCTTGAGTGCTCGTGTGAGCCACATCATGCGCCAGGCCCAAGCAGCAGCAGCCTGTGGCTCTAGCCTGGTGTACTGCTCGCGGATCGCTGGATCTTTGAGCAGGGCTTCAAGGTCACTTGTCCCCAAGCTGCCTCTTGGTCTCTAAGTTCTTGAGCATGGCGTCAAAGATGCTGACGTCAGCCTGCACAGCCACAGGATTGTCAGCGTCACCAGCATGAGTGATCCTGTCGCCATACTTGCGTGGCTTGAGTTTGGCAGCAATCCACTTGCGTGCGTCCACTCGATTGCGCTGCCATTGGATGTAAGCGCTGTTCAGTTCAATGCCGATCGGCTCTCCCTGCTTGTTGAGCACCGGCCTAGTCTCTGGCGTTTCGTCGGCAATGGCTTGTATCTCATCGGCTAGCGTGTCAGCTTGATCTTCCCGTGCGCGGGTGTACATCTCTTGGAAAGTCGGGTGCTTCGCCAACCACACATACACAGTCGCCTGCGATGGCATCTTCTCATCCATGCAAATTCTTCTTAGTGGCTCTCCATTACTTAGTCTTACGCAGATCTCTGCTGCTAAGTCATCGTCGTACCCTGATGGCCTGCCTAAAGGTTTTTGTGCGGCCTGGGCCTTTGGTTTCGAGGTCTTGCTCATCACATCTTCCAGTGACATTGATGCGCGGATTATGAGGCTAATCCGAAATTAATTCACTAAGGGTTTTTTTGATGATGGGGTCAAGCAGTAAATAGGTGCTGGCTCTTACGCTGCCCGGCGATTCTTCGAGCCTTGCTATCGTGGGGCGCGAGAGGCCTACCATCTTTGCGAACTCGTCCTGGCTCATGTTAAGCGCGGCGCGAGTGGCTCGTAACATTGCTGGGATTTTGTCAAGCGTAATCATAAGTGATTCATTTTACTACGCTTTGTACAAAAAAAGAACCCCCAATTGCTGGGGGTCAACATCTGCGGGGAAGTGCAGAGGATTTCAGGAGAACACATCAACATGGACTGCAATCATCAGTCTAAGCTCTCTTCCTCCTCTTGGCAATCTTCTTCGCGCTCTTCACGCTCCATGTCGTATTCGTAAAGCTGCCGGTCAAGCCATGCGTCGTAATCCATTTGTTTACTCCCCGAGGAATTTGTTGAGGGCATCACGCAACTCAATGACTTTGTCGCGGCTCATGGGTGCTGATACATACGCACCGATCTTCCATACTGACAGCCACAGGCCATCTTCATGCTCGCTCAACGAAAGACGGTCATAGTTCTCAAGTTCGATGCGGGTTTCAAATTCTTGTTTGCTCATGGTGTTTGCTCCAGGTGGTGGGGCCGTAGCCCCGGTTTGATTAGATTGCTGCGAACTTTGATGCGGGGGTGAACTTGCCATCGACATAAATGCGGCTTGGGTACTGGTTGAACAGCGTGCCCTTCGATGAGCAGTTGATGATTTGCTGTTGGTCGATACGGACACCGCGGCCATTCTTGGTGCCGGTAATCACGAAGTTGGCTGAGCCTGCGTACACAACATTGGGATCGGTCAACTCGCCAACCTTTGCATCAACTTTGTTAAGAACCTCGGTGGCCCACTGGTCTGCCAATGCTGCTGCAAACTTTGCAAGACGCTGCTCGCAAAGCATGAAAGGCTCGTCCCTACGAGTGCCTGTCCCTGTTCTTACAACGCAAAATTGCACGGTATTGCGCCACACGCTAGCGCTGCGAGAGTTGTACACACCGCTGACTGTGGGACCGAATCTTTCAACGAGGTTGTTGAAGGTGCTGGTGACGCTACGGGTGATTTGTGCGGTGAACTCTTTGACCAATTCAGCTTTGAGGTTTGCGTTCATGTTGTTTGCTCCTGGTGTTTGCTATAAAAGTTAAATGTTGTTTGCTACTGAGACTCCATCGTACATACTTTTAATCCACTTGTGTAGACACTTTCCATCCATCCGACAAGTGGTCGTGATACGCAACTAAACGGCGTGTCACATGAAGCAGTTCAGCCTCATCCACTTGGTAGTGGCTTGTAAAAGCTTTGATGCCCATGCCGTGAATGCCCGTCTTGCCGCGGTGGTGCTCAGGGCACAGGGGTATCGCATCCCAGTGACTGGCACGTTGAGCCATGCCGGTGCCTTTGCGCGGGTGATGGATCTCTGCTGGCGTACCAGGTGTGCCTTGAAGATGGCACAACACGCAGCCAATGGCAGCCACCTTACTCAGGTGCTTTTTCTCTTCCTGGTTCATCGATTGTCTCCACGCCAACTAAGCAATTAAGCACCTTGGTATCACCCGTGACAGCCCGGCAACTGATGAAACGGTAGTCGTCCTTCATAGGGCCAAGCTTTTGCAGCACTTCGCCCGATCGGATCAAGATGAACCAGGTACCCTGCTTGAGATTACAAAGCTTTTCGTATCTGCTCGGCATGTTCTATCCCCCAACCCCTGCCTTGTGATTGTGCGATCTTGGCGGCATAACCCAGGCCTGCTCGAAAGCCAGCAGCCCAGCCCTCGGCATATACCTCCTCAGTCCAGCCCTTGTCATCTTCAAATGCCACAGCGCCCAGGAAGTCAGCCAGGTCTGCAAGCATTTGTTTGTGGCGGCCATCGTTGCTCATCAGATCGTGGCCTTGCCTTCCAGTCTGAGGTTGGCTTGTTCCGTTCTCCAGATGTCCACTCTTGCTTGTGCTGCGATCAGATCCCATCTCAATTTCTCCTCGATTTCGATGGCCCGCCTGAGGCCTTTGAGCAGTTCAACGTATTCATGGTGAGCATAAGCGTCGCGCTCTTGTGCGCCAAGGGCGCCTTCAATGGATTGCTTCATCAGCAACGCCTTCTTGCTCTTCCTGAACTCTTCAAGAAAGACACGCTTCGCTTTGGCATTGGCAAATTCCTGAGCATGCGTGATGATGTGGTCAACTGCTTTGTGCGGATCACGATTCATGGTTTTTCTCATTCAAGATGCGTGAAATTTCCCGGTCGATGTACCACCGGGCCTTGCGTAAGTCTTCAACTTGCTCGCCCTTCAATCCAGCGCGCCAACAATATTTAACAGCGTTGCCGATGTTGAAATTGAAGTGCTCGGTAATCTCGATGCACTCCACACCTGATGGATGTGAGTTGTAATGTTTTGGGTGATTGACATTGTCATTCATGGATGCCCTTTCTAGCCTTGCTATGCCGCCTCAGAGGCAAAAATAATGGTTGGTTGATGTCCACCTACATGCTTTTGGAAAAATCGCTTGTAGGCGTTTCTAGCTCATACACTCGGACCTTCACTATCCCGGCAATTTGTTTGTTGCGATAGATTCTCAGGTCCGAGATTTGGTTGTCGTCCTTCCACACTTGCGCGTGAGTCAGACTGTCCAGCAGGGATTTCAACAAGTTGTCGATGTCTCGTTTCCTGCGGTCCGGTGGGAACACTTCGATCTCGACCCGTAGGTCCCCCTCGAGTGCGTAAGTCTTCACCCCATGTTCCATAAGACATAAGTTCACTGCCTTCCGATACGCCTGGCCATCTGCTGAAACGTAAACGGTGGCGAGCTTGCCAATGACTTTGTGCCGCCAATAAGAATTTACGGTGGGTGGCCATGGCAGCGTGGCCTCAAAAACTAATGGGGTTTCCATAGGACTGATCCGTAAATTGTTGTGAGTTTTTGTCAAACCAAAGTCTTATGACGCCCTCGTACTCACCATTTCGTTGCTTCTCAATGGCTAAGTAAGCATCAGGGATTGACTGGTCCACAACATGGCCAGCCTCAATTTCACGCTCCTTCTTTTTGTTGCGGTGCATCAGGATCACGTTATCAACTTGGTCGGCCACTGAGCCTGAGCCTTTAAGGTCCATCTTGGTGGGTGCGTTCTCATCGTTTTGCTGCTTGCGGATGTGATGCACCAGGTGGATGTGCGTGTCGTAATCTCGAGCCAGGGTGCAGAGTTGATCCACAAAGTTTTTCTGGCCGTTGTAGTCGTCCTCGTCTCTTAAGCATTTCATCAGCGAGTCGATCAAGTAATGCTTGCAATCAAGCTTGGCTGCAGCGTAGCTCCCAACGCCTAGAACCTGCGCAGTGCTCACCGTGCCTTGCTGGTCATAAAACCACATCCGGTCGCCAACCCAGTCCTTGAAGGCCTCGTAATCGGCTACAGCAGGGTCTCTGCGACGAGACCATTGCCTGACCATCCTTTGAAGGGTTCGCAAGGGCTTCATCTCGAAGCTTGCAATCACAACGCGCTGGCCTTGTGCGATCAGGCTCAGGGCAATCATGCCGGTCAGCATGGACTTGCCAGACCCGTTGGTGCCAGCAAAGACCGTGACTTCAGCAGGCCGAAACTCGAAGAGGCCCAGCGTCTTGGACCAGGGCATGGTGATGGGCTTAGTTGTAACCGGGTTCTTGACCTGATCGATGAGTTGGTCCATGCAGTCAGCCGCGGACCTAACCCGCACTTGAGCTTCCATGGAGTCATACCAAGCTTGAAAATCAATATCGTCAGGGATCTTGTTCATGCGTCCACCTTGGAGTCCCAAAGAATGGGATAGCGTGATTCAGTGTAATGAGCAAAGACTCGTGCAGCACCGCAACGCAAAAGTTCTTTGGCGGCACGGGCAACTGCATCAGAGTCTTGGCCTGTAACGTGAGCCACCAGGCCTTTGATCCACCGATAATCAAAATCCCACTTGGTGACTACCACCACCGGGGCTTCAGGATAAGCATCAGGCTTGCCATCAAACTCGATGAAAACGGCGCGGGGCGGCTGTTTTTTGGCCAACAGGTCCAAGACATACTCGTGCCCTTTCATACGCCACCCCGACCTGCGAAGGGATCTAGGCCTGCAGAAGATGGTTTGGCTTTACCCTCTTTTTCTTGCAGCACCCAGTTTTTGAAGGTCTTATCCCAATCAAGCTTGGTCGCGTCCTTGCCTGACTTGGCTTGCCAGTAATTGCAAAACTTCATGATGGTATGGCTTGGATTTAGATCTGGCCGTTCCTTGCGCATGAAGGCAATCAACTCATCCGATGGCTCCCAATCATCTGGTAACCGCGAAGCTTTTTTTGGAGTGGAGGCATCCTCTCCCTCTCCCTCTGTCTCTGTCTCTAGAGGATCATCTTGATATCCACCTGATATCACGTTGATATCGCTTTGCTCCAGCCACTGAGATAGCTTTGAAATGTCATGTTTCACCTGCTGAACTGACAATCTCAGCCTAAAAGCTATGGTTTCATGGTCTGGAAGCTCGCCATCATTCTCGCTGGCTAAAAGCCAAAGCATGACGAGCATTTTGGATGCCTTGGGTTCAAGGTTATGCCACTCGCGGTCATCAAGCAGGTCACGATAAAGCTTGATCCACGGTGGCTTACGATCGCGGAAGTGCTGAAACTTTTTCCAGTTTTTGATACGCATATACAACCCTCGTCAAAGGTTTGTCGTCACTGAAGTTGGGCGTTGGCAGGCGAGTGACGAAGTCGCTTTTCGGGAGCTACCCTAGCCATGCCCGTTGGACTTTACTTAATGTTTTGTTGGTTCGCAAGCAAAAGTTTGGATCATCTCGCGCAACTTGCTATCAACGTCTGACCAATAACTTTCAAAAGCTGCGGTACCGTTATTCTCAGCAATGCCCAGGCAGATCTTGGTTAGCATCGTGAGTGCTACCGAATTGTAAACCTGCTCGGCAAAATCGCTGTCATATTGCTCGCCAATTAGGTCTACATGATGGCTAATGCTTTTGACCATCGCATAAGCAGTCTTGGCTATCTCAATCTCGGTCTTAGTCATGGCTGCCCCCTTGCTCGTATGGCGGCAGATAAATCGTCACGCCAAGGTCTTTCAAACTGGCGCACATAGTCATGCTCAATAAACTTCGCACACGCCTCACGTTCATGCTTGGCGACAAGGGTAGCAAAGCGTTCAAGCTCATGCACCATCAGTAAATGGGGTGTTTCAATGGCTTGCTTAATGTTGGCCTCCCTAGCCATGCGGATGATGTCTTCCTTAGTCATTTGTCTGTTTTCTTACTAAAAATCTCTGGCCTATAAACCCGCACGCTTGCATCATGCAAGTAAACAACTCGGATCATGTCGTCAACTACGGTCCAACAAAATTCCACCATCTTCCCACTTGATCCGTAGCTGTAACCATCAACCAGGCTTTTGCCAAATTCCTTGCATTTGATTTGCCGCAAGGTCAGCACAATTTCTCCACCGCCCTCATTGCTGGCAGACCAAGTCTGTGCTGAGACTGCAACTGGCAATGCCAGCAAGAGCGCGGCAATCTTCATGACTTCACAAAAAGGCGCTCAATGCCCTTCTCTTTTACAAATGCTGTGAAGTCCAATGGCGTCTTGGCAAGCACAGCAAAAGTCATCATGTGGCACAACTGAGCAGCTTCATAGCCCGTGCAGTTCTCAGGAATTGTGATGCGGTGCATAGCACCATCAATCTCAACTTCGATGGGGCCGATGGGCTGCAGTTCATTTACGTTCAATTTCATGCTCCTTGATTGGTGTGTGGATGAGCTTGCCCTTTGTCAGCACAAGCAGTCTAAAAAGAGGCATACGGTCATGCTTGCAGTAGTAATGGACCGTGGAAGGCGCAACGCCTAAGAGCCTGGCTGCAGCCCGTATGCCGCCAACAGATTCAATAAGTTCTCGGATGTTCATGGAGTTAGATTACTCGAACGGGCAAATTCATGCAAGCTATAGACAAATATGTTGACAAGGTGTTCGATACATGAAACACTTTAGACTCAGCAAACTTTAGAGCAAACCCATGGAAAGAAATGATGAATGGCAGCAAATGTGTGAAGAGCGCGAGCAAATGACCGAGGAAGCTTTTATCCGTGCCAGGTCTGGTGCGGCAAGTGAAAACGATTGGAAATGGCTTGCAAACGAACTTGGATTAACGCTTTACAAAAAGGAACGTAAATATGCTGATCTCTGAAACCACGCAAACCCGAGAATACAAACTTGTGCCTGAAGGCTCGCACTTGGCCATCTGCTATGGCATCGTTGATTTGGGCACGCAAAAGTCGAATTGGCAGGGTGAAATCAAGCACCAGCGCCAGTGCAGGATCTTGTGGGAGTTACATGGTGAGGACCACGATGGCAATGCCCTCACACTCGAAGATGGCAGGCCACTGTCTTTAAGCCAGCGCTACACGCTATCACTCAATGAAAAGGCCAAGCTTCGTAAAATGCTTGTGTCCTGGCGCGGCTCAGAGTTCACTGACAAAGAGCTTCGAGGTTTTGATATGCGCACCATCATCGGCAAGGCTTGTATGCTGACCGTGACGCATTCACATAAAGATGGCCGCACTTATGCCAATGTCGAGTCAGTGACTGCAGTGCCAGCAGCCCTGCGCAAGCTTGGCATCCCTGAAATGATCAACAAGCGCACTTACTTTAGCTTTGCTTACTTCGAGCAGCACGAATTTGACGGGTTAAGTGATGGCTTTAAGCGCGTCATCATGCAAGCGCCAGAGTGGCAGGGTATTGCTGGAAGCATAAGCAAACCCACATCACTGGCTGATGTCGATGACGACATTCCGTTTTAGTTATGGCAACGAAACAACTCACACAAAAAGCAGCAACTCAGTCGCTGATGGCAGAACGTGACTGGGTTACTGTGTACCTCGTTGATGACGTCACGCTAGTACCTCATTACACCAAAGAAGGCTTTTGGGTGCATCCAAGTGGAGAGTCCTACGAACCACAGGCTTTGCAACATGTTGGAGCAAGACGTAGCACAACGCTTTTATGGCCTCGATATTGGTTACAGGAGCAAGCCAATGGCACAAACCCTTGAGTCCGTTAATGCCTTCTCCAGCGCTCAAGCTGAGATTAACTTTCAGCCCGTAAAGAGAAAGCGCAGATCACAGAAGTTTTTGAAAAACGCCGAGTGGAACATCTTGATGCGCAGGGTCTTCCGCGGCGAGAGTCCAGTTGCGTTGGAGTTGGAGTTTGGTGTGTCAAGCAAGACCATCTATCACTGGCGCCGTCTGATTGTGACTAACCAGCCAATACCACGATTTTCGCTGGAAGATGCAACCAAAGAAGTTATTAGCAAAAGTCGCATGAAGTATCGAGATGAAGGAACGATTAAAGATTGGAAACCAACTGTAAAGGAAACTACGATGGAAGAAATTAGACCCCAGGCCGCCTATGTTGCACTCAACAACATGATCCGTAACGGCACATCGCACTTGCAAGAAGCAGTTAATCAGCTACCCGCGAAGATGCCAGAGCATGAGACTTTACTGATTGCTCCCAGTGGCAATCGATTGCTGACGCCAGCCAATGACGCTCAGTTAATGCTTTTCCTGAAAGCTGAGGGTTTTGAGCTTTACCAAGTCAGCCTGAGCAAGATCTGATGGAAGTCAAGGCACAGCCAAGCGAAGCAGGCCACTGGTACACCCGTACCGGCGAGCCGATGTACCAGGTCAAATCCAATGCTGGCCACCTGCGCAATACAACGCTCAGAGACGCTCGCAAGTATGACCTGGTACCTTCCGTCACAACCATCCTCAACGTCGCAGCCAAGCCCGGTTTAGAGGCCTGGAAACAGCAACAGATCTTGTTGGCTGCGATGACGCTACCCAAGCGTGATGATGAGAGTCTTGATGCTTACGCTGACCGAGTCTTAAAGGACAGCAAAGAGCAGGCTTCAGAAGCCAGGGATCTGGGTACTGCCATCCATGCCAAGGTCCAAAGCGCTTTCGAGGGTGGGCCACCAAACGAGAGCTACTTAGCCGTCAAGCAGATCCTCGACAAAGCGTATGGCAAGCAGGAATGGATCAGCGAAAAAAGCTTCAGTCACCCGCAAGGCTTTGGTGGTAAGTGCGATCTGCACTGCAAGGTGGCGGTCATTGACATCAAGACCAAGGCCTTTGGTCCTAACGATGATCCGCAAGGGTTTGATGAGCACTTGATGCAGTTAGCAGCCTACCGATCAGGATTGATCCTGCCCGAGGCGGCTTGTGCCAACGTGTTTGTCTCCACTACTCATGCTGGCCTGGTATCACTCTTCGAGTGGACAAAGGCTGATGTGGAGCGTGGCTGGAAGATGTTTGAGGCCTTACTGACATTCTGGCAGGCCAAAAATAATTATCAGTAGGATGAGTGGTAGCTCCTGGGTGGATGAATGGTTGTATAGGTGTTGACAAGTGGATTAAACAAGCCTAAGATTCATTCCATAGCAAGTCGCTATGTAAGCAAACCCAGGAGCAAACCAAATGCAAAACGACATCGCAAACATCACCGCAGCATCAGTTGACCAACTCGGCGCATTGCTCGCCCAAATCGCAGACCTGACCAAGCAGGCCGATGCCATCAAAGACGCCATCAAAGACAGTGCCAGCAACGGTGGTGCCAAGTCTGTTGAAGGCTCACTCTTCAAAGCTACGTACACCGAGACCAATCGTTGCGTCTTCGACAAAGATGCCTTCATCAAGGCTCATGGTGCCGAGGCTTATGCCAAGTTCACTAAGACCACTGCAGTCTTCTCAGTCAAAGTTACTTCACGCTAATCAGGAGGCCAGCATGAGCAAGACACTCAACAACCTGCTGGCCACCCGTCCTTGGGTGGCACACATCGATGATGAGCGCAATGAGGGCAACAGCATCATCGTAACGCTGGCCAAGGGCTGGTACTTCGCAGACGAGACTGACTGTGGCGTACGCGGGTTTGACACCGTCAATGAGGTCAAGCGCGATACATCACGCAACGCTGTAATCCAACGATAAACAACTGGGGCCTAGCCCCCTTGGAGGACACCATGCACTACAAGCTAATTGAATCTGACAAATATGACCTGCGCTTGCAGGTGTGCAATGTAGTCGAGAAGGCCAACAACTTAAATCGCACCTTGGCAAGCGAGTGGCCTGATCTTGATGGCTACCAACTCAATGCCTTCGACAACCTGGTCGGTGAAATGGAAGAGCTTGTATCAATGATCGAGCACATTAAAAGCAGGAGGAAAGCAGCATGATCCCAGGCACACGCGTAAAGACACCACGAGGCTTTGGCATCTTAGAACTTGAGCACCCTGATGGCACTTGTGCAGTTCGACTGATCAATGACCGTGAGTGGCCATTTCCTGAGTGGGTATTCCTGCCCCGAGACCAGATCAAGTGGGCACCTGTAAAAGATGACTTATCCGATGTTGAGGAGGCACCGTTCTAAATGGAACAAGTTTACTTACAGCACCTGGGCACTTGCCCCATCTCGAAGTTTGAGACAAGCAAGCTTAAACCCGTAACCAAACGGCCCTACAAATTTGGCGTGAGTGCGTGTTATTCACCGGCCCCTAGGAACTACTACAGCCACGATCAGGACTGGGTTTATGACCTGATGGTACTTGACCGCACACCGTACCAAATGATTCGCTACAAGGGCCTGCAGTGGCTTTTGTACGCCCTTTTTGCTGGTGCTGTCATCTACTTCAGCAACGGTGTTGCACAGTGGGCGGTACGGTGATGGCTGACTTCATTGACTGGCTTACAGCGATGTTTGGCGTCGGTTCGATTGGACTGATTGTGTTTTTAATTTACATACTTTGGAGTATGCCTTATGGCGAAGAATGATGATCGATTGACGCTGATTGCTGCAGCGCTTAACGGGATCTTGTCCCGCGGCATTGAGCATTACAAGGATGGACCTTACTCACTAGATACGCCAGAGCGCATTGCGACATTGGCTATCCGTATTGCAGACGCAACCCTGGAGATTAGCAATGAAAGACTATCAAAACCCCGAAGTGCAAATTCAAGTCCTGATCGAGTACATGATGGTGATGATCGCCAGGCGTGACTGGCATGGTGTCAGTGATGCAGCCAACGACATCCGCGAACTCGAGGCCGAGCAGGAAGGGCCAAGCTTCTTGCGGAGGAGCCAAGAACATGCTTAGCGATGCTGACATCAGGGCCTGTGCTGACAGTGTCCCTGACTCACTGACGGCTGATCACTGGCTTTATGCCTTTGCTCGTGCTGTCGAAGCAAAAGTCTTGAGCAAAACCAATAACGATGAATGGAAATTACACGCAGGAGATGCAGCATGAACATACTTGAATTGCTGGATGAAGTAGCTGCCGAGACTAAGAAGGAAGATTTGCAAGAGGCTTGGGATCGGTGGCTGTTGAGAAACTACTTGAGCAATTCCCACATGGGCAAATTAGCCACCTGGTTTTGTGATGAGCACAACCTGACCTGGGAGCAGTTCAACACGCTCAAGCGAGTTCCAAAATATAAGTTTCATACCTTTGCTACGCCTTCAAGGTATCTTGCTGCTTACCTACCTAAGATTTGGGAATGGCTGATGTCTGGCAAGGAAGCTAACGAGATCATTGGCTATCTCAAACGATTTAAGGTTCGCACGTTGGATAAACCGATTGATCTGAAGAAAACGGTCGCTGAGACCAAGGAGCGTCAGCACGATGTATTGAAAGACAAGCGCAATGTGCTTGAGCAAAAATCACGCTTTGGTCAACGGCTTCGTGCTAGCAAAGCCAATTGGCACACCGTTAAAGCTGTGCGCTCATGATCAAGATCAATGAACTCTTGTACGCACGGATGATCAGGATGCTGATGGATGGCTGCACTGCGTACAACATCTGCGATGAGACAGGCCTGCATGTCGTAACGGTCCAGTCTTATCTCAGGGCCTTACACAAGGAAGGTGTCATTCACATCATGGGCTGGGTCAAGAACTCCCGCGGTGTGGATACCACGCACATTTACAAGCTTGGTATCGGTGAGGACAAGCCACGGTCCAAGATGACACGGGCTGAGATTGCTAAACGGTATCGATTCAGACAACGATTACGCGCACGTATGGAGCGTGAGCGCATTGCTTTAGGGGTAAGACCATGAGTGGTGATCACAATCAGCATCAAAAGGACAAGTCATATCTTGATGACATGGATCGCTATAAACAAGTGCGTGAGCTAGTCAAAGACCCATCTTTGAGGGTCACAGAAATTGCATGGAAGACTGGGTACAACAAAGGCCATGTCAGCAGGCTACGCAAGGAAGCCATGCGCCAAGCACTTGAGACAGAGCAAGAGCCGGTGGCGTGGATGCACACAACTGGAACAGGGCATGTGTACTTCCGCAAAAAGCCACAGGACAAGGTATTCAATCCACAGCCTGTGTTCATAGCGCCATCAAAGAAGCCGTGGGTTGGGCTGACGGATGAGGAGATTCAGGACTTGAGTTATTTGTCTCAAAAAATTGATGAAAGTAATGCGGCGTGGTTTGATCGCTGTGGTTTTGCTAGGGCCATCGAAGCCAAGCTAAAGGAGCGCAATGAATGACGCGCTGCGCTATCGAATGCTCAGACAATTGGTTGACTACCCTGATCAAATGGATGCTGACCTAGATGAGCTTATACGAGAAGCAATTGAAAATTATCGAGCGACTACACAACCAGGCGCAAAACCAAATGAAGACAGATCCTGCCTTGGCCGATCAATACTTGCACGATCTGGCCTGGAATGTTCTGGAATTGAGAAAGAGACTGCACGATGCAATGCCCATATTGTCGAAACGAGTCAGGACGGTCCTACAAGACAACCGTCCTTGACACCAGGTCCTACTGGGAACCAAACAAGTTTAGATTTTATTTAGAACGAAGACGCGAATGCAAAAAGTGCCAAACCAGATTTCTAACGAGAGAGTTCTCACCATCGGTTCGACCACCCTCACTCTCCGCGAGTGGGCCAAACGAGGAAAGCTAAGTTACTACACCCTGAAGTGGCGTGTGAATCAAGGATGGCCACCAGAGCGTTTATTTGAGCGTAGGAACGCCGTAAAGGACGGCATGAAGGTTTGCTCTAAGTGCCAGGACACAAAGCCCGTAGAGGGCTTTTATGAGCGTTCCAGGGGTGGTTGGCTGGCAGAGTGCAAAGTTTGCTTCAAGGCTCGGTATAAACGCTAGCCACCATACCGCGAACGATAGATAAGTGGCAGGGGCATATTGCTTTCGCGCTTGCCACGCATCTTGTCATAGAGATACATCGCAAGTGGTGATGCTGTCGCAGCAGCCGTGCCTACCAGTCTTGCAGGGCCAAATGGCGTCATGGCAGCAGCACCGCCCACCGTACCTAGGGCTGAAATGCCTGCGCCAACCATGTCATCTTCACCGACGCGGCGCTCGGTTTCCATCAAACCCTCGGCTACACCAATGCCACCAATAGCGCCTGGCAAGCGAGGCATGGCTGCCATGCGTGCAGAGCCGCGCTGAAAAGCACTTGGACCTTTGACTTGCGGGATGGGCTGAGTGCGAGCGCCTCGAGGGCCAGCGCCTTCTTGTGATGGCAGGAATAACCCGGCACGGTTTGGTTGCTGGCGCATTTCTGGTGCCATAGCTCTGATCTTATTTTCAGCTTGAATGGCTGCCTCTTTCATTTGATGCGCCTCACTCATGCTTCGCGCTTTTTGAGCCACATCTTCGTAAGCGCCTGCGCCAGGAACATCTTGTGCTCTGATCCAATTTTGCGTCATTCGACCGCCAGCAGGCGGCCCTTGAATCGGACCTTGCGCAGGCGGCAAAGCACCACCCGGTGAAGTGATGACGGGACTTGTTCCAGGCGCAGCAGTTGGAGCCACCGAAGGTGCTGCAGTAGGCAGCGCTCCAGCTTGAGGCTTACCGGCCATCATGCCAGCAACTTTTGTTCCTAGGACGGCACCAGCAACGTCGGCTGATAGCTGGCCAACATCAGACTCGGCGCCCATTTCCATCAATTTCTGGCCCATATCAGCAAACGTAACGCGCTGTCGTGGCTGCTCGGGAATCGGTGTTAATTCACCCTTGGCCTCCGTAATTTCAGGAGGCTCACGTTCTGGCTGTGGCTCAAACACGCCAAGTGATGCAATCGACTTTACATAGTTGCGCGTACTTTCTGGCAACTGGCTTTTCTTGGGGCTGGTAAAAAACGGATGATCATGGCCTGCGTTATACCCGGCCACTGCCATCAAAGGATCACCAAAGCGATCAATGCCCTGCCGAAGATAAGTCACACCCGCAAGGATGTTGGTATCGGGCTGTTTAAGTTCTTCTTCCTTAAAGCCCAGCATCCTGCCCGTAGAAGGGCGCACTTGCATGATGCCAATTTCACCAACACCACCAACCTTGGACTGATCAAGGCCGCTTTCTTGCAACGCTACTGCCAGCGCTAATGCTGGATCAACACCCTGACTTTTAGCAATTTCAACAATTTTCCGTGCAACAGGAAGTCTATCTTCAGGAATGCGCTGCAATAGTTGTTCCATGATTAACGCCCCAAAATATCTCTGCGCAAGGCTTCACGAGCCTCACTATAAGGCTGCTGGCTTGTGGGCCTTGTGCCAGGCACTTGCGGATTAGCGCCTGATGTCATGCCTTGATACAAGCCACGCAGCTTTGCGTCGTACTCTTTGACCATTTCATCGTATTGCGGCGAACGCTTAAACTGCTCAAAGGTCTTATTGCTATCAAGCAAAGCGTTGCGGATCTTTTCTTCAAAATTGGCACGTTCAATCATGTGCTGGGCCTTAGCCTGAACAACCCGAGGCCGATCGCGCACAGTCGGACCCATGCTGCTGAAGATCAACTGTTCAAAGTTAGAGATTGAACCCTGGCCTTGAGCCATTGATCTAAAGCCAAATGAGATCTCGGCAAATCGTGAAGTAAGCAACGATAAATTATCAAGCACTTGCTGCACGCGCTCGTCATACTGCTGCTTTGATTCGCCAGGATTTTTGGGTAGCGTAATCCGATTAGCTGTCATCACATCGCGGATCTGCGGCACAGAAACTGAATACCCGCGGCCAAGGCTAATACCCTCTTCAATCAGCTTGCCCACTGCTGGTAAAACGCCAGGCCTTTCAAGCACAGCGAGCACTTGATCCATACCGGGTGCTTTAACTAATTCAACAACAGACTCGGCTGCCTGCCTGCGTTGTAGTGCTGTATCACCCTTTTCAAGGGCTGCCTGACGCGCTTTTTCATCAGCTTCAGCACGCGCTCTTATGGTGGCTGATTCACGCTCACGCTCAAGGGCTGATTGTGTTGTAGTCTTGCGGCCAGCAGGTGATGGTGCGGCAGGTTCTTCGCCAGGCTCTCTTGGTTGTGCAGGTGCGCCAGGCTGCTTAATTTGACTTGGTTCAGTACCACCAGAGAATTGACGGTCCCAGTCATCACGCCAGCCCTCTGCCGCTGCCCTGGCCCTACTTCGAGTGGCAACTGAATACTCATTGGGGGTCATTAAAAACTTGCCCAATCCTGGAAGTTCAAACTCAGATTGAGTCTGACCCGGTATATTTTCTGGGTTGACATACTGGCCTGTACGCTTGTCAAAAACAGTGCCATTCATAGCGATCAAGTAACGATCTTGATCAAACTTGACCATGTCTTCAACAATCTTGCCGTACTCTGGTTTGATACGTTTTAATTGCGCTATGGATTGCGCTGTGATGTTAGAAAATCCTGCTGGCGCAGTAGCTGTACCACTATCTTGAACTGCAGCTTCTTGGCCTGCTTTAGGAGAGCCGCCAAGTAGACGGTTAAATTCCTTCATGGCAGCAGCTTCTTGATAGCCAGCAACTTCTTTTGCGGCCATTTCAGCCTTTATCTGAGCTATATCAATATTGCGCTTGCGCTCAGCCTCATCAGCCGTGCCGTAAGCCTCCATGACATTGCCAAGGCTTTCACCGAAACGCCCTGATTTGGTTGGCTGCAGGAACGCTCTAGCCATCGCTAAGTTACGCGGATCAATGAACTCATTTCGAGCTTGCAAGGCATCGAGCATGGCCTGCTGCGCAGCAATATATTTTTGCCGCGATGCTGCAAGTTCTGGATCTTCGCCGGGAATTGCTACTGGCGAGACCGTCGCTAATGGAGATTGTTTAGCCACAATTACCCTCCAAAATCTGCATAGTCTGACAACTCATCAATAGCTGCCTGCTCTTCTGCGCTAAGTCTTCCAGACCCTGACAAAAGTTTGTTTAATGTAGCGCCAAGCGTTTGAGATTTATTGCCGCCCTCTCCAGTTTTAATTCCTGATAGGAAGGATGTCAGTGATCCAATTTTGTCTATCGTGCTTGGACCATAACCAGCGCCTTGTAGCGGACCCTTGTACGTGTCAGTGGATGACAATGGGAACTGGTAATTTCTAAGCAATGCAGCAACATTGGCAGCCCTTGTTAAAGGCGCCTCAATCTTAGATTGCTCATATTCAAGCTGTTGTGTACCAAGATCTGACAGGGTGCCTAAAGCGCTTTTTGCAGCTTGTTGCTCTTGAGATCCCAGGCCTGTCAATGCCGTGGTGGCACCTGTCTGCCCGGTTTGCTCTCTGAGGGCAGCATCCAGTGCAGTCTCAAAGCCTTTAGACCTAGCTTCAGTTTGTTGTGCTTGAAGCTTGGAGGCAATGTCTGCAAGGGCTTGGCCACCGATGTTACCCACCCTGCTGCCACCAAACTGGCCACCACTAATTCCTAATGCTTTTAAGCCTGGCAGTACACTGCGCTGCAAGTTGATGTCAGATTGCTTTTGCATCTCATCAATGACTTGCTGCTGGTATGGGTTGTAAAACTTTGCAATATCTGCGGAGGACACATCCATGGCAGACTGGCCAGCCGTCAATGCTTGATCCAGTGGCGTTTGATACCGAGCCAAGTCACTGAGGGCTGGCAACTGACCTGCCGCATAAGGCTTACCCGTTGCTGGGTCAATGCCGGATGTTAAGTTGGTCAGATAATCTGGCCTGCTGGCAATCAGATCTTTGCCCTGAAAAGCCGTCATGGTTGGCTTTCCTGAAGCATCAACGCCAGTTGTGCCTAGTTGACTTTGACCTACTTGAGCAAGATTGGTCAGATAGTCAGTAAGATACTGAGGTGCTGACTGCTGCTTGGTTGTCGTTGTCGTAATGTCTGGCGGTGCAGAGCCTTCAAATAATCCGGCCATGATTATTTACCCTTCTTGATATAGTCCAGCGGTGACTTATGCGCTGGCGGTGGTAAGTCTTTGACTTTCGTGGATCTGGCTCGTGCTCGGATCTCGTGCATCATCTTGTAGAGTTTATCTGTTCCTGCCTTGGTTGAGCCATTACCAAGTGCAGAAACCACATCGGCAGGGAATACAAACTCACCATCAGCAAGCCATGCCGGGATGTCATCCGATTGACCATCACCATCGCCAGCAACGTGTTTGCCGTCTTTGAAGTCTTCACGGCCACCGGGCAATACACCACCACGATTCATGAATTGCAAGTTCATGGCACCGCCCTTGGCTCGAAGTGGCTCTACATAACCACCTTCAGCGTACAGGGCCTCTTCCATTTCAGGCTTCTTAGGCTCTCGAAGCCCTAAGATGTCATCAATGGATGTTTCCTGGCCATACGTAAAAGTCGGCGCTTGCTGGGGTTGGATGCCTAAGCGCTGCGACATCACAGCAGCCAACATAGGATCAATTTGATTCATTTGCTCTACCCTTTCCATCAAGGCTTCCAATGGATTTTTTATCCTAGTATCACCAGAAGATTTCAATACGCCCAAGTCATAGTCCGATGAGGCCATAGGCATTGAAAGTCCAGAGGCTGCAGCACTTGGCAACTTAAATGATGCTTTAGGCGCCGCTGCCTTTGGTGCCGTTGTCTTAGTAGCTTGCGCAGCTTGTACAGGAACCACTGCAGCAATTGGATCAAGCTTTGGCTTAACTGGCGCAACGTCTGCCGTCAGTGTTTCAGTGGTCTCAGGACCATCGCCAGACTTGGTCGTGACCGTGACCGTATTATCCGCGTTCCAGGTTGTGGTCACGATCTGATCACGATCGGGATTGCTGACAATCTGCGTAACCACGCCCGTATCAACATCAGACTTAATTTCCGTTGTACTGCCTGTAGTATCTGTCGTAATGGACGTTACAGAGCCAGCATCAGACGTAATTTCAGTCTTGACGCCCGTGCTTTCATCAACAGTCACGCTTGTTGTGACGCCCGAGTTATTCGTAGTTACGGTGGTTGTGGTATCGCCTTGAATCGTGACTTGCTTGGTCTCACCAGTTGTCGTATCAGTGGTCGTGGTGGTCACAGTCTGCGAGCCAGCATCCATCGTGACTTGCGTATTGCTTGTGCCATCCGATGCGAGCACTGTGGTGACATCACCACTTGAACCTGATTCAATCGCCAAGTTGCTATTGCTATTTGTAAGCGTCTGAATCACGGTATTAGCATCAGCGCCACTCACAATCGCTGTGGCCACCGATGATGCTGTGGCATCAGCCAGGCTTGCGCCATTGTTCACAGCACTGTTGACAACATTGCTCACAACAGTGCTGGCATCACCGCCATTGGTAATGGCCGTGCTGGTTGCAGCAATCAGCGTTTGACTCGTATCAGCACCAGCAGCAAGGCTTGCATCCACAGCAGATCCAACGGCTTGTGCTACATCACCACCTGCATTTGCTACTGCTGTCAGGGTTGAGTCTATTGCTGATGTGGAATCAGTGCCTGCATCAACAGCAGCCTTGACGGCACTATTAATAACTGCTGAAGTATCAGCACCATTAGTTATAGCTGTAGTGACAGCATTGTCAATAACTGCGCTTGTGTCCGCGTTGTTATTTGCGGCTGTGTTAATAACAGTGCTTACAACTTGCGAAACGTCAGCATTGTTGTTTAGTGCAGCCGTGATAACACTTGTAACTACTGAGGCGGTGTCAATACCGTTGTCAAGCGATGTCTTTATAACGCTGTCAACAACTGCTGAAACGTCAGCATTGTTATTCAAAGCTGCCGTAACGGTGTTTGTGATGGCGCTTGATGTGTCTACATTGTTAGTAACGGCTGCTGTGGTTGCGCTGTTGACAACTACTGAAGCATCAGCGCCAGCGTCAAGAGCGCCCTTCACTGTGCTGTTAACAGCAGTCGTGGTATCGACGTTGTTGTTCAGGGCTGATGTCAGCGTATTGGTTACCGCGGTATTGGTATCAGTGCCTGCCGTGATTGCAGCGTTGCTTGCCGTTGAGAGCACGGTGTTTGCATCGCCGCCATTGGTGAGTGCTGCGTTGACGGCTGCTGATGTATCACCTGTCGTGGCCACAGCACTTGATACAGCGGCTGCTGTGGCGTCGTTATTGCCTTGTGATGCAATACCTCCAACCACTTGCGTAACAGCGTCTGTAGAGCCTCCAGAGGCTGCTAGCGCGGCATTCACAGCGTTTGACGTTGTGGCGGTTACATTGCTGCCACTTGTGATTGCAGCGTTAATAACAGCCGTTGTGGCATTAGCAACTTGCGCTGTATCACCACTTGCGCTGACTGATGTAATGATGCTTGCTGCGGCATCTGCCACATTGCCACCGTTTGCGGTAACAGCTTTGAGGGTTGTATCAACAGCATCAGTTACGCTGGCACCACCACTTACAGCGCCTGTAACGATGCTTCCAGCATTGGCATTTAAGTCTGTGCCATTGGATGCAAGGCTTGACACCACATTGTTGATCACGGCTGTGGTATCGCCTGTGTTAGCAACAGCAGCAGACGTTAAGTTAGTAACACCTTGAGAGAGATCTACGCCATTATTAATGACCGCCTTGACCGTTGAGTCAATCGTGCCACTAAGATCAGCCGTGATGTTATTGCTCACCACGCTATTAATCGAAGTCGTTAAGTCAGCGCCTGAACTCAAGTCTGCTGTCAGTGCGTTGGAAACATTCACACTTGTGTCAGTAGGCTTGATGATGTCAATTTTCAGATCAGTGGCACCTGCTGGCTCGCTGATGCTGACCTTAGTTCCATCTGCATACGTACCAATCATCGTGTCACCGTTGATGGTGACGTTGGTCAAATTGCCAGCACCTTGCAGCGTTGCTTCAGTAGGACCGCCAATAAGTGCGCCAAAGGCTGCCTGGCGCAAGGCCGACATATGATCTTGGCCTGTAGCCCTTGCAATCACGTACTCTTCAATGCCCTCGCCTGCTGAGCCTTTGATCATAGTTTTGGCTATGGTGCCGCCAAATGGGATCTTATCGGCAGCAGCCGTCATCACGGCTGTGACGGCTCCAGCAGCCTTCATATCGTCCACAGCACTCTTAACTGCTTGAGCGCGTGTTAAGCCCTTGGCCAGGCCTTCATCGACCTTCTGAGCGCCTTGTAAGCCAGCAGACTCAACAACATCAAGCCCTAATCCTGCAAGCATACCGCCATATCTGATGAGGGCTGATGTGCCGCCTGTGGCCAGTGCTAATGCAATGTTGGGCAGTTCCTGCAGGCCTTCTACGCCAATCATTTTGGCCACTGCGCCAGGATTATTCAGTATTGAATCCTTAAGAGCGCGGCCAATATCGGCGGCTGAGTTGGCACTTGCAAATCTGTTCTTAATTTCAGATTCACTAGCCTTCAATGCTTGCGGATAAAGTTCTTGAGCGATATTTTCAAGCTTGCGGCCATAGTCAGACATCTGAGCCGTATTAAAGCCCAGTGACTCACCAATCGTGCCGAAAGCTTTGAGCGTGTTACCAGCAGCCTCTGTTGTCATGCCAAACGCTGTTTTGATGGCGTTTACAGGGATGACTGACTGCACAAGCTTAT